GCAATTCAACAACAATTGATTTATGAATTAAGGTTCAAAGCCTTATTAATTCAAGAACAATTGGGATTGGCGGTTCAACGTGCGAAAGCATTATTCACGCGCGCGTCGGTTGCCGCGACAAATTTATTGACGGGGGCAACAACGGCCCAATCAATCGCGACACGGGCCGCGACCATTGCAACAACCGGATTCAACGCGGCATTGAAAGCGAATCCCATTGGATTGGTTGTTTCGGTATTGGCGACGGCGGCGGCGTTGTTCGTTGATTTTGGGGATTCCGTGGAGGAAACGACGGTTCAAACCGAAAAATTGTTGGATTCACAAACGGCATTGGCAACGGCCCAATCCGAGGCAAACGCCGAATCCGCAAAATCAATTTCCGAATTGAACAAATTGGTCAAATCAATAAAGTCGGCCAACACCGGTTCGGCCGAACGTAAAAAATTAATTGACCAATTAAATGGTCAATATGGGACGACCATCAAAAACATCGTTGATGAAAAAAAATTCATAAAGGAATTGGATTCCCAATATCAAAATTTGGTGGCGTCAATCAAACAAGCGGCGTTCGCAAGGGCGGCGGAGGGACAATTGATTGAATTGACAAAACAACAATTGGATTTGGAGGAAAAGTTGACCAAGGCAAAGGAGGCAAAGGAGGCCGCGTCACAATTGGCGTTGGACAAAACACGTTCAACATCCGACGCGAACGCGGCGTTGTCAAATATCGAATTACAAAACGCCCAAAATTTGGCCAAATCATTCGCCGGTGACGCCGAATTGTTGCAAACGCAATTTGATAAAACAACCAAATCAATCGATGATTTATCGAAAAAAATTGTTGATTCCGGTCAAACCGTGAAAAAGGTTGATGATGAAACATTGAAGTCGGCCGAAAAAGTTGGTGAAAAACGCCGTGAATTGATTTTGGATTTGGCGCGTGAAATTCGTGATTTGGGATTGGAAAATAAAAAACAATCAATTGAATTTATTGATCCGAAATCGTTGGATGAACAAAAAACAAAAATCCAAGCGTTGGCCAAATTCGAATCCGACGCAATCAATGACACGATAAATGACCGAATTGAAAAAGCGCGTGAAGCCGGAACATTAACGGCCGGAATCGAAAAACAATTCAATGAAATTCGTCGATTGCAACAATTACAATTGGTAAATAAAACAAACGACGAAATCACAAACGCAACGGTCGCGGCGGCCGAAAAACGAAATCAAACATTGGCCGAAATTCGTCAAGTCGAATTGGAAACACAATTGAATGAAGCGGAACGAAACACAACCGAAATTGAACGTCAACGTGGATTTTTGATTGAACAATTCGCGGCGGCGCGAACAACGGCCGAAAGGAACGCGATAAAAGAACAATTGAACGCCAATTTAAGCGATTTAAAGGATTCAATTGACGCAACCGAACAATTAACCATCCAAGGGATTGAGGAACGCCGTGACGCGGAATTGTTGAACGTTAAATTAACGGCCGACGAACGCGTGTTGATTGAAAAACAAGCGGATTTGGATATATTGAAAGCGCGTCAAGATTTCGGCGACCAAATCATGGCGTTGGATGATGAACAAACATCCGAATCAAAAAAGCAAGCCGACGACCGGAAAAAAGCGGTTTTGGATGGAATTGAGGAGGTGACAAAGGCGACATTGAATTTGGCAAACGCGGCAATCAACGCGGCGATTGAACAAACCGACGCGCAAATCAACGCGCAACAAAAACGTGTTGACGCGGCCGCAAAAATAGCGGAAAAAGGAAACGCCGAATTGTTGCAAATTGAGGAGGAACGTTTGACGAAATTGAATGAAAAGAAAGCAAATTTCGTTCGAACACAACAAGCGTTGGCGGCGATTGAATTGGTCGCGAATTCGGCGGTTGCCATTTCTAAAGCGGCGGCCGAAGGTGGCGCGGCGGCCCCATTTACCATCGCGGCGACATTGATAGCATTGGCGGCCGGATTGGTTGCGGCGCGCGCCCAAGCGAGGGCGGCGGCGTCATTTGCGTCCGGTGGTTATACCGGCGACGGGGGCAAATATGAACCGGCCGGAACCGTCCATCGCGGCGAATTTGTTATCACGAAAGAAAAAACACAAAAATTCCGTCCATTATTGGAGGCGATTCACATGGGACGTGATCCATTATTGGCGAAAGGGTTGAACGGTCAAATCATGACGATGAACAATCGTTCCATGGATGGAAAATTGGATAGGATTGAAAAAGCAATTCGCGAACAACGTGGATTGAATTTGTCAATCGATGAACGTGGAATCAATGGAATAGTTTCGAAGATTCAATATAAAAACCAACGAATTAGCAACAAAGCGCGATGAATTCAAACATGAAAATCACATTCAACGGTTCATTGTTAACGGGCCGGATTGAAGGCGTTGACACGTTCGAAATCACATTGCGACGAACCGACCAAGCCGGAAAAACAACACGTTCATTTTCATCCGAATTGACGTTTTATGATGATGGTTATCAATTAATAAAAACATTATTGATTGATGATCCGGAGGGATTCGGAAAAAAAATCGATGTCAAAATTTATGATTCATGTTGTTCGGAACCGGTTTTTGTTGGAATCATCCGTGGCGATTCATTGGATTGGTGCGAACCGGATTGTTCGGTTTCGGCCAATGTCATTGAAAATGAAACGGCGTATAATTGCATTGAATCAAATCCAATCATCGGTCAATTCATAACGAATCCGGTTTTTGTCAATTATTGTTTGGAAGGCCGCCCAAAATGGTGGCATATTGTTTTAGGGTTTTTAATTGCATTGATTGGAAATTTGGTTTCATCAATTTTGTTGCCGTTCGTTTTGGTCATTTTGGTTATTTCGGGAATTTTTTTCGTGATTTGTTCGATTGTTTGCGCGATTCCATTGACGCCATGTGACCAAGACACATGTGACGACGCGAATTTGTCGCCGAATAATATATTTGATTCATTGTTGGATGGTTTGACGGCCGTGATTGGTTTTTTTGATACATGCAACCGTAAACATCCGACCGGATTGGTTCGTGAATACATGCAAAATTTATGTTCGATTTGTTCATTGAGTTTTCAATCGTCAATTTTAACCGATCCATCGTCGCCATATTACAACACATTGTTGTTTTCGGCAACCATTGAAAAAGGATTGAGCGAATCAATTTTGCAAACGGACATGATTGTCGATAATAATCCGATTGAAACGGGACAAACGTTTTTGGACAATTTATTGAAACCGGTTTTCAATGGCGATTGGCAAATCATCGGAAACACATTATATTTTGAACGCAAAGATTTTTTCATGTCAACATCAACGTGGATTGATTCCGAATCGTTGATGAATGACGACCGAATCATTGACCGGAAAATTTGTTTTTCATGGATTGACGACGAACGTTTCGCGTTTGGTCGGTTTGAATATGTTCCGGACGCGATTGATATAATTGGCAATGAAGCGATGAAACGATATAATGACATCGTTGAATGGAACATTCCATTTTCACCAATTCAAAAGGGCCAATACAATAACACGTTGCCATTTTCACCGGCGCGTTTCCGTTCGGATGGGGTTGATGGCGAAGGGACAATATTTGAATTATTGGGATTGTTCCAAGGGGGATTGTTGAATTTGATTTTCGGGGGACAATTGACATCCGGAAACGTGAATTCATTGTTGATGAATCAACACACGGCGATGAATTACAAATTGTTAATTTGGGACGGTGACGATAGGCAAAACGCGACAATCAAACACGATTATGACACGACGTTCACCGGCGGTTCGGTTATTGTTGACGATGAAATGATTGAACCGGAAAATTTATTCAATTATCCGTTATGGTTTAAGGAAGGATACAACAACAATTTGTATTCATTGTTTCATTATATCGACAATCCAAAATTGCCGTCGGCGCGAAATTTTAATTTTGATTTCACATTTCAATTCAATTGTTCGGATTTGACTAATTTTGATTTTTCAAAAACCGTTCGAATCATCCAAAATGGGACGGCCAAAAATGGTCAAGTTAAAGAGGTAAAAATTAATTTTATTAATCGCACAATGCAAGTCAACGGCATTGTTTAAAAAAAAAAAATATGGCGGCATTTTTTGATTTTTCAAATTGTTTAGATAGCGTAAACGATAACATTATTTATGGAACATGTTGTCAACGAATTACATGTAACGTCACAAACGTCCATAATACCGATTTAACAATTACGGATTTAACGGTTTTTTGTTCGGTTTGGAACGCGAATTTAATAAGTATAAACGGGAATTCACCGGCGTTTCCGATTGTTGTGAATGAAAATTCATCGTTTCAAATTGTTTTTGATATATGTTCAACAAATGCGCCGGATGGTTTAAAAATCGTAATTCAAACATTAGAACATCGCAATCCGGAATTTTACGATTTTCCGTTTTCGGTATCAGATTTTTCAAACGATTATACACCAAATCAAATTGATTTTGGAACGGTTGCACAATTTACACCAAGCGCGCCGCAAACAATAACAATCACAAATTCAACATCATATTCGGTTGATTATGATTGGGAAAATTTTACATGTCCAAATGAAATTGTTTTCACGAATTTATTGGGAACGCCGTTTTCATTTCCGGTGACAATTGGGGCCGGAGGAAATTTTGTTTTCAATGCGATTTGGACGCCAACGGGGCCAAATGAAGATTTGGCCGGATGTAATACAGATTTACAAGTTTTGAACGCCGACGATTCGGTTTGTTTGGGGCGAAAAATTGAATTTTTTGGATTATCAACACCGGCCGAATGTGAATGTTTGTGTTTGGATTCAATATTGATTCAAACGCCGTCATATGGATCAACATTGAATTATTTGGATGATGTCGCGATTGCCGGAACAAGTTCATTTGTTTATACAACGTCGGCAATTTGTGAAAAAAAAAGAGTTACATATTTTTTCAATTATGTCAATATAATTGACAACGGATTCAAAGTTTGGTTCAATCCGTGGATGTTTGCGTTCACATGTGATTTCAATTCGTTTTATCCGTCGTCGGTTAACGCGCCGCCGCCCCAAGGATGGTTCATTGAATTCAATTCATCAACAATGTCATTTGGTAGTTTTTATTCAATGAATTTAATCGGAACGGGTTCAAATCAATTTAATCAAACAAATTTTAATGTTTATTTTGCGCCAATTGACACGGAAAATTTTCAAATATTTATTGATTTCTTTCAAATTGAAGATATTGAAAATTGGATTGCGAATTCAACATTGGCAAACAATCCGAAATGGCGTCGAAATTCAGTCAACGCGCCGAATCCATCAATGGGTACAAATTATCAAAATTTAATTGGTTCCGTTTACAACGCGAACAAAAAATTGTGTTCATTGACATATATTGTCGATCCAAACACAATTGTGGATGAACAATCGACCGAATGTTTTGTGAATCATTCATTGAATTATACATCGCGTTTTTACAATTTGGGTTTGTATAACGGCGTTTCGGAATTCACCGGATGGACATCCCCATTGCCAACATTTGAATTGGAACGAACGGTGGGAATGGTCAACAATTTTTCGACGATTGAAAAAACAAAAGTTGTATTCAAATGCAATGTTCCAATTCCTATATATGGCGGATTGGGTGAATGTGTTTTTCAATTATTTGAGGAAACCGGAACCGACGACACGGTTGATTTTTTAACAAATTACGATTCGTCACGCGCGGAAATTCAAACAATTGGGGGAACGGGAATTTTGAACAATCATATTGTTCGACCATCGGTCAAAGCGTTATTGGGAACCGTCGGCGATTGTGCATTGAGCGCATATGTTGACACAACCGTTTTGTCAACGGGAAAATATCGATTGGCGGCGATTGTTTATTCACGAAATAAAAACATGGTCAACACGTTTATTTCCGAACAAATATTGGTCACAAATTTACCGGATTTCGCGTGTGATGTTTGTGAAATTCAAACCAATTCAACATTCAATCAATATTTTAATTCTCAACTTAAAAATTGTATTCAACCAACATTGAAGGAACGAATTCAACATTTGGTTAATATTTTTGAGGGTGATTTTAGAAATTGTTTGGTTGCATGGGGCGCGGATGATTCGTTTGAACAATACATGAATCGAATCACATTAAACATTTATTACAAAAACGCGGCGTTTCCAACATCAACGCAAACGACGTTTTTCATGTTCGGACAACACATTTCAAATCGCGTGGCCGGTTTTCCATTTGGATGGCAAAATTTGAACGATATGATTGTGAAGGATGTTTCCGGAGGAATCACAACCGAATTCATGACGCGTGTTCGATGGGAAAACACGCCGTTTGACGGTTCAAATGTTTTCGTTGCCAACACCAACACATTCATGAACCGAACAAACGTTGGGGCGTTGGGGAACACATATGTTTCAACATTGGGAATCAACAACAATTGGTCGAACGCGATGATAAATTTCGAATACGTTTATCAATTTGATTTATCCCCAATTTTTGGCGTTCCATACATCGTGAACCAAGTAAAAACGTTTTATGTCCAAGCTATTCCAAATGAACCAAACATTTCGCCAATCGATTCGCATTTGACCGGATTTCGAATTGAGGGCCAATTGACAAACGGGGGCGTTTGGAATGAAATTCAAAATCCATTTTGTCCAAATGATTTTGTTGGAATCCGTGTTCGTTACGAATCAAACATTAATGGCGATTTTATATTTTTCATGGAACCATATTTGGGCGGCAACGTCAACAACATAATGGAATCGGAATTCAATCCATCGCCAAATTTATTTCCGCAATTGTTAAATGTTCCAAGTTTGTCGGCGGATTTTTCAACATTTGAAGCGTTCGCGGAATTGGATATATCAAATTTGGGGAATGGTCAATATATTGTTTGTGGTTACCTATCTTTGAAATAAATTTGAACCATGGGAATTTTATTTGATTCATATCAATTGGGGGCGGTTGTTTTTTGCGACATTAGCGATGAAACGATTGATTGTTTGCCGCCAAATTCGCGTTTGTTATGCGATGTTTTAACGGTTAATTGTGGGACGGTTTCCAATTGTTCACGATTGATTGTTGGCGATGGTTTGGTTTTATGCGATTGCGGCGATTCGGTCAATTGTAATTTGTGCGGAAACGACACGCCGTTTTGGAATCCGGTTGAATTTGGTGACACGTTCACGTTTCAATTTCAACAACCAAATTTCACGACGGTCAGCAACCACGGGTGGACATCATATTCAACATTGGATTTGTTTGGTGGAATGGCATATTTTGAAATTCGAACATGTTGTGACGACCAATTGATTGATTTTGATCCATCATTTTGGGACACATTTGTTTTGAATTATTTTGTTGGTAGATTTGAAACGTTCGCATACAACGGAACGGAAATTCGAAATGAAATTCAACAAATCGAATTTGATTTGTCGGCCATCGCCGCGTATCTTATAACAAACAACATTGAACCGTGTTTTTATTTTAAATTCGGTTTTTCAACAAACACGCAATCCGTCAATTCATTATACAAAGACAATCCGGAATTAATTGATTTCTTTTGTTCGGAACCGTTCAAATATGAACCATGTCCAATTCCAAAACGTTCCGTTTTAATCGAATCAATTTATTCATCAACCGATTGTTTCGGGATGTATTATGGAAACAATTGGTCGTTCACACAAGGCGGTTCGCCGTTTGTTTATTCAAATCAATTAAGGGTTCCGGCATATTTTGAAAATGATTCATTTCAAATTTCAAAATCAATCATTGAATCGTCGCGAAAAACAACCGGAACGCAAGTTTGCGAATCATGGACAATGAAAACATTTCCATTGCCAAATCCATTCGCGAAAAAATTGGTCATGATTATCGCCGGCGCGGACATTTACATTGATGGCCGCGAATATAATTTCCAAGGCGAAATCACAAAAAATAATGAAACCGGTTCACGATGGTGGTCGGACATAAAATTCGAACATTGCGATTGTTCCAAAAATTTAACTTGTTAAAATATGAATATTGAACAAATTCCGGCATTATTAAGCGATGATAAATATCATCCGAAAAAATACGAACATTGGAACCGTGTTCGTGAAACAATGTTCATCCATACACGGGGCCGAAATCCGGAACGGATATTGACACAACGACGACCAAACGAAGATCCGGACGTTCAAAAATATCGATTGTCAATTTATGAACCAATCACAAAGGGTTCAATGAATCGCGCCATTGATAAATTGTTTCGAATTTTTCAAAATGCGAATTTTTCGATTTCGGTTTCGGATGAATTGAACACATATTTGTCGGAAAAAAAATTCGATGGTCAATTTTTTTATTCGTACATCCAAAAATTCATCATGCGACGAATGATTGAAGATCCAAACGGATTTTTGGCGTGGATTCCATCCGGCGAAGGTTTGACCAATCCATCAATCAAAGTTGATGTTGAACCGGTTTTGATAATGTCCGACCAAATAAAAGTTTTGGACGAAAACATCATCACATGGGAAACCGAAAATGAACATTCAATGGTTCGTGTTAACGGCCGAAATTCGGATGATGGTTGTGTTTATTATTCATTAACCGAAACGGGATTTTATCGTCACGAACAATTCGGAAATAAAATCGACCGTAAATTCAACACGGTTTTGATTTATGAACACAACATTGGAATGGTTCCGGCGATTGTTTTGGGCGGCGATTATACCGACGAAAATTTTTTCGATTCATATTTTTCGGCGTTTGTTCCATTTGCGAATGAAGCGATTCGCCAATATTCCGATTGGACGGCCGTCATGACAACGTCGGCGTTTCCATATAGGGAGGAACAAGCCGAAACATGTGACGCGAAAGGTTGTCGGAACGGTATTGTTTATAATTCAGAAACCGACGAACATGACCGTTGTGGAACATGCAAAGGTTCGGGACGCGTGATTTCACGTTCGCCATTCGGCGTTTTCATTCGTGAAAAAGGAAATTCGGCCATGGGTGAAACAACATCATCCGAACCAATGTTGCGATTCATTTCGCCGCCGGTTGACATCATCAAATATTCGGGCGAAGCATGGGAAACGTTATTGAAAAAAGCGGAGGAGGCCCTACATTTGACGACAATCGACGAAGCGCAAAGCGGAACGGCAAAACAAATCGACCGTGAAGATTCATTTTCACAATTGACCAAAATATCAAACAACGTGTTCGATGAAATTATTTATCGTTCGTTGGTATTTATTGAAAAATATCGAAACGTTGTTGAACCATCCGATCCGGTTATTGTAAAACCGATTTCGTTTTCGATGAAATCCGAATCCGATTTGATTGATGAAATCACGAAATTGTCGGATAAAAACGCGCCGGTTGCGTTTTTGGTTGAATCAACGAAAGATTTGGCGCGCAAACGTTTTTCGGGCAACAAATCCGTTTCACGAATCGTCGAAGTTTTGGTTTCATATGATCCAATTTTCAATTTGAATACAAAGGACAAACAAATGTTGTTGGCGTCCGGAACCATTCGAAAGGATGATTTATTGAAATCGTTATTCGCTTATAAAACATTGGCCGGTTTGGTTGCGTTAAATGGAACACAATTTTTGGAACAACCATTGGGTGAAATTTTCAAACAATTGGATGTCGCGATGGCCCCAATTTTGGATTCATACATTCCGAAAACAATCATCAACGTTGATGATGAATTTGGAGGTGACACGGAATTGACGCGTCAACGCGCCCAAGCCCAAGCGAATTTGAAGGGAACCGTTGGTGGCGTCCAAGGGATTTTGCAAATTCAACAATCCGTTTCGCAAGGTATCACACAAAGGGACGCCGCGTTGACGTTATTACAAACGATTTACGGGTTCGACGCAAACCAAGCGGAAAACATATTGGGTTCACCAATTCAAACGCCGGTGACGGCATAATTTGAGCAAATGGCCGAATTTAGCGAAGCGATTATAAAAATCATTGATAAAAAAATCAAAACAATTGACACGGCCAATTTGGATTTGTATGACCAATTGAATGATGTCGAAAAATTGATTTTTGAAGATTTGAAAAAAGCCATCAACAAATTGAATGTTGAAGGTGGGAAAATTCAATTCGATGATAAAAACATTGATTTGGTTAATTCGTTGGACAAAGTCATGATTGAATCGATTCAACGTTCAACAATGCCGTCGGCCATCACAAAATATTTAAGGAATTTTCAAACGATTTCGGATTTCAATTATGATGTTCATAAGGATGTCAACGATTTATCAAAAGCGGAATTGGAAAAATTGGTTTCACCGGTTCAAAAATTGGCCGTTGAAACAACATTGGATGGATTGACCGGTTCCGGCGTGAACACAAATTTTGTTGAACCGGTTCGTCAAGGTATATTCAAAAACATTGTCGCCGGAACCAATCGAACGCAATTGGAGGAATATTTGTCAAATTATGTTTTGGGGAATCCGAATGTTGACGGTTTGTATAGTCGATATATAAAACAAATATCACGCGACGCATTGGGCCAATTTGATGGTCAAACAAACGCGAAAATTGCGAATGAATATGGTTTGGACGCGTTTCGATATGTTGGTTCATTGATTGATGATTCGCGCCCACAATGTGTTCGATGGGTGGGAAAACGTGTTTTGCAAACATCCGAATTGCAAAGTGAAATAAATTGGGCCAATAACAACGGAACGGGAATGATTTCCGGAACGACAATCGATAATTTCGCCGTTTTTCGCGGCGGTTATAATTGCCGACACGCGGCCATCCCATTCAAATTGACAAAATCACAACGTGAAAAATTGGAATTGGAACAATCAAAAGCCGAAACCAAGGTTGAAACAAAAATTGAACAACAAATTGTCGAAGTTCAAAAGGATGTTAAAAACCAAATTCAAATTCGTCGTGATTTGGGCAAAGACAAAATAAATGACAAATTATTTTTATCAACACAATCGGATCAATTAAATAATTCAATGCGTGATGTTATTGGATTTGCCGATGGCGGCGTTGAATTAATAAATAAAAGGGGGACATTGATTTCATTAAGAAACGAAACACAATCAACACAAATTGGAGGACGTGCATTGATGAAAAAAAGTAATATTGATAATCCATTCACATCCATTGGAAAAATTGATGAAAAATCAAACGGGAATTGTGCAATAAATAATCAATTCATGAATATCAAAATCAAATTTGGTGAAATAATTGAATTTAAAAAGGTTGACATGAAATTGGACAATTCAGTCATTGACGATTTGGTTTCAAAAGGATTAAGAAAAAGCGAAACAAGGCGTGGCGAAAATTGTATTGTTGGCCCAAATAACAATATCATTGCAACCGAATTGAAGGATGGATGGAAATTTTGGTCGGTTTCATCCATTTCACGAAATTCCGGAAATGGAATCAACATCGCGCCAACAATAACACATGAAACCGGTCACATTATTCAGAACATAAAAGATCCACAATTTTCAATTGTTCAAAAGGTCATGCGTGATTTGAATTTGAAATTGAATAATTCGGCGACCGAATACGGACAATCCAATGTCAAGGAATTTTGGACGGAATCATTGACATATTATGTTTATGATAATAAAAATTTAAAAAAACAACATCCAAAAATTTTCGAATTTGTCGAAAAATATGTTGATGAAATGGGGATTGATTTAAAAACAATAAAACTCGCAAAATGACAATTGAACAAATTCAAATATTAAGTGAATTAACCGACCAAGCGGCCGAAATAAATGACATTGAATCATTGGTGAAAATCAAAAAAATATTGGATGAATCACTTTTGGAATCCGAATTTTCGACATACGAGGGAATCGAATGGTTTGAATCATCATTGACCGGTGAACAAATGTTGGCCGTTAATAATTTTATATAATTTTGTAAAAAACAAAACACAATGAAAAAAATCAAAGTATTAAACGTTAAAACGGGCAAGGTTTCCGAAATCACGCCAATGGCATGGGATATATTAAAAAAAACCGGCCGTCATAAAGGGTTTGACATCATCGATGAATCATCACGCGAAAAAATCAAATTCACGGAAACACCAACACCAAAAAAAGCCAAAAAAAATGTCGAAGTTGAAACACCGATTGACGAAACAACGGAATCAATAATCGACGAAACAACCGAATCATAAATAAATAAACAACATGTCAAACATCGAAACATTTTTAAAAAAAATCGGAATCAACGCCGACACATTGTCCAAGTTAAATTCGGACGACGTGAACGTTGATGAAATTGTCACAACATTCAAATCATCACAACGCGACGTTTTGAAAAACGATCCGGAATTCATTCAACCAATAAAGGATGAAATTCGCGGTGAACAATTATCGAAAATCGAACACAAAATCAAAAAAACATTCGCGTTGTCGGCCGACGATGTAAAGGATAAAAAATTCGACGACATCATCAATGTCGCGTTTGAAAAATCATCCAAGGCAACAAACACCGGCGCGGAGGAATTACAAAACCGATTGATTGAATTGACCAACGAAAACAAACGTTTGGTTGACGAAGTTATTCCGGCAAAGGAAAACGAAGCGAAAATGGCGATTAAAACATTCAAACGCGAATCCATCATCAATTCAATCATCGCCAAAAAATCGTTGATTGTTTCATCCGAAGTTGTGATTCCGGCCGTGAACAATTATTTGAACCAAAATTTCAACGTTGATGTTGATGATTCCGGTGAATTAATTGTCAAAACAAAAAATAATTTGAATCCATTGAATTCGGATGGAACGAAAATCATTACATTTGACGAAATTTTGGATGGCCATTTGACGTCATTGGGGGTTGTTAAACAATCGAACGGTTCGCCGACCAATGGAACAACATCCAAAACGACAACAACAACGGCAAATCAACCGAATGGAGGTGAACAACCAAAATTCAATTTGGTAGGTTTGAAAAAAGCGCAAGAAAACGCCGAATCATTGAAATCAATGAAAACATTCGGTCAACAATAAAACGGGGCGACGGCCCAAAACGTAATTTTTCACGGGTTCGTCGAACCGATTCGACAAATTTGGGGAAACCGGCCCATTTCGGAATTTTTGATTCATTGAATCAATTGTTTTGATGTGGGTTTTGTGTTTTATCCAAAACCAATTTTTAACTAACTTTTTTTTAAAAACTCTTAATTCAAAAAAAAATGGCATTTACAGAAGGATTATGTTCCAATTTGCAGCAAAATTTGAACGCGGTGGCCGGCCAAAACGCGCCATCATTAAAACGTGACCGTGTTGGTTATTTGGACGCGTTAATGTCCGAGGAAAATCGCGCCGGATTCGAGGCAATTCAAATGCAAACGAACGGAAAATATCGCGGCGTTCAAATCAATTACATCCAACGTGGAACGGATGATTCAATCAATTTAACATGTGAAAATTCATGTGACATTGACCAAACAATTGAACCGTTTGAAACAATATTCAATGTTGAAAATTGTATCGAAACGAAAGGAATGGGATTCAGCGAATCGGACATGCGTCGTTTATGCGAAGCGGATTCCGTGTACACATCAAACGTGATGATGGCACAAATCAACGCGATGAACGTGGCATTGAACAAACAATTGTTGACCGAACAATCAACCAATTTTGGGAAATTTTCGGATGGAACAACACAAAAATCAATTAAATTATTCGAAGCAACAACCAACGCGCCGCGTTCAATTGCGGCGGCCCAAATTAGTCATGAATTTGACATGGTGGGGGCGTCCGGCGCGCCAATGATTATTGGTTCGGGAAATTTTGATTTGTACGCGAAATCACAATCGATTGCATGTTGCAACGGAACATCCGGAACGGATTTGTCACGTTGGTCGGATTACATGTATTTCAACGACCGTTTTGTGGAGGGCGTTATTGGGGCCGGTGAATTCATCGTTTTAGCACCAAACGCGGTTCAATTGGTAACATGGAACAAATATGTTGGCGATTATGCGAAACGAAACGACGTGTTTGAACACGGAACAATCACGGATCCATTCACCGGTTTGACATATGATTTGAAGGTTCATTATGACGATTGCGTTGATAGATGGTTCATGAAATTATCATTGAATTGGGGCGTGTTCTTTTTACCGTCAAATTCATTCGCGGCAACGGACGATAATTTCGGCGTGAATTACACGTTCAATTTCAAAGATTGTTCAACAATTGTTGGATGTTAATTTTTTTATTCACCTTTTAAACTTTTAAAATTATGGCATTATGTCCAAGTTCATGCGCGCCGGCGCTACCGATTTCCCCATCGGCCGGTTGTGGCGTGACAACACGAAACGGGGGAATTTCAAAATTGGCGTTCATCAAATGTGATTATACATTCACCGACATTGATGATAGGGCCGAATGGATCGCGGCAATTGCGGCCGGTGACGTTGTTTTGACGGGATTAATCATTGGCCAAAAGCCAAAAGGTTCATTCACGAAAAAACGAATTTCATCATGTGGGCCGGAGGCGGTTGTTGGAGGTGAAAAAACAATCACATTCCAAGATTACAATTCCGATCCGGCGGAATGTGGCGACATCACGTTTTGGAACACAATCCAACAAAACGCGACGAATTATCAATTCGGTTATTACACATGCGATGGTTATTTTTATGGCCCAATTGCGTCATTCCAAACGGAAATTGACCAAGTCATTGAAGATAACAACACCGGTTCGATATTTTTCGACGGAACAATTTCATGGACGGCAACGTTGAATTATTGCGGCGTGGCCGTTAATTTAGACGGGATTTGATTTGGTTTGATTAATTTTGAAAAATCCCCATTGGCGTTTCGTCATTGGGGATTTTTTTCTTTTATCTTTGATAAAATTTTTACCAAATGATTTATTCAAAACATGATATAAATGAAATCAATAAAACGATGAAATACATCGTTGATTTGATTCATTTCGATGTCAACGATGATTTGTTCGTTTGGGCGTTCAAAACGTCACATTTGGACACGTTGAAAGAATATGAACGCCACAAAAAAATGAAAATGATGAAAACATATTGGCCAAATCAAATTGAAACCAATGGTTTGATTTTCACGATTCAATCAACATATTTGAGGCGAAAGCAAAATGAAAAAATAAAATCCGTTTTTGAAAAAATCAAAAATGAAAATCCGGATGTGTTTTTTGATGTTGTGATTAAAAACGAAAAATTTGATGTGTTTTTTGTTGGAATAAAATCCAATAATAAAACCGAAACAATTGATGAATCAATTCAACAAATTTAAGACATGCAAATTCAACCGTTCAAATATTTTGTGATTCATTGCACGGCGACACGCGAAAATCAAAACGTGACGCCGGAACAAATAATTCAATGGCATACATCGCCGCCGCCCCATGGCCGTGGTTGGAAAAAAGTTGGTTATTCCGACATGATATTGTTGGATGGCCGTCAACATCGATTTGTGTCCCACAATGGGGATTTGTTTATCGATGATAAAGAAATCACAAATGGCGTGAAAGGAATCAATTCAATTTCGCGTCATGTTGTTTATGTTGGGGGTTTGGATTCGGATGGTTCACCAAAAAACACGATGAATTTGGCCCAAGTCAAAGCATTGACGCAAATAATTAAAACGGTTTTGGATTACGCGCCGGACGTGTTAATTGGGGGACACAATCAATTTGACAACAAAGCGTGTCCATCATTTTGGGTTCCGGAATTTTTAAAATCCATCGGAATAAAAGAAAGAAATATTTATAAAAACGATCCATTCGGTTATTATGACAAATTGTTTTGAAAATTTTATAGGAATCAAATGTGTTTCAACATCATCGCCGAAATCCGGATTATATGTTGACGATTTGGAGGGTATCAATTTAAGGTTCGCGGCCGACATTGCGGACACGGGAACATCATCCGGAATTTCGTTGTTGTTGCAAAAAATTGATTTTGCGACACAATTGGTTTTGGATGAAATTTCAAAATTTGCGTCACCTTATTTTCGAATCAAATCATTGGTTGACGAATTGAAGATTGGCGAATTTACATCAACAACCGACGGGCCGTCCCCATTTAATAAAGGGGTTCGAATTCAAACGCGTGATTCGCGATTGTTGCGAATTCGTGTTCAATCGGTTAAAATTAGAATGGTTCAAGCGTTTTTCAATTATTCATTTGAAATCAATGACGGTTTGGATTATCATTCATTTTTATTCACAACCGACGCAAATGGCGAAGCGGAATTGTTTATTGATTTTTTATCCAATACATCGGAAATTTTCATCACGATGGACAATCAAAACATCAATCCGAATAAAACCAAAGTTAAAAGTTCATGCAATTGTTCAACATCCAAATCCGAATTTTTAATCGGAAACGGATGGACGGGAACAACGGTTTCATCATCATCATTTGGATTGGTTGTGAACGCGGCGGCCGAATGTTCAATCGATGAAATTGGTTGTATTTTAGCGCAAAAATTAAGGTTTCCGATATTGTATCGAACCGGAATTGAAATTGTAAAAGAGGCATTAACAACCGACCGTTTGAATTCGGTGACGTTGTTGGATTCGGCCAAATGTGAATTTTTATTGGAGGAATTCCAAAAACAATATGATTCGACATTTAAAACGTCAATCGATTCATTGCCATCATTATTTGCGCGCGTTGACGATATTTGTATCACATGCAATCAATCGCGTTTTGTTTATGGTTTACCTTAAAAAATACACATCATGATAAAATTAAACGACATTATTTTCAAAGGTTGCAATTGTTCATCGTCCAAACCAAGGCCGGTTCAACGACCAACATCGCGACCGGTTCAACGACCAAAACCATCGCGATAATTCATTCGTAAGGTTTCCGGCAAAATGTCGAAAACCGAATTTTTTTATTTTCGTAAAATTGGAAATGGCGCGACAATTATCAAAAACACAAAAAATCATCAACATCGTTTTGAAACATTGGCGAAAAACCATCGGTTCATTGATGATTTTGGTTTCCGTGTTTTTATTGATATTCAAAAAAATATCGATTGAAACATTGGCGTCAATTATTGCGGCCCTAATTGCGGCCGGTTATTTACCAAAAGCGAAAGAAGATGAAAACAATTGATGGAACACATGACACAATCATCAACGTGATAAATTATCGCGACGACATTTGTGTTTTAGGGGCCGAATGTAAAATTCACAACCACAAAATGATTCAAAAAACAATTATCTTAAAACCGAGAAAACCGGAAAAAATCGACGTTGATGTTGATGGAAAAATGGTTCATTTATATGTCAACGAATTTGACGACACAATGACCATTGAACCGGAAAAACAACATGTTAAATTTGAACAATCAATTGTCCGTTATGATTCCGACACAATTCAACCATGTGATTTGAAATTCATTCAAAAGGGTGACACGCGATTGACATCCGAATTCATAAAATGGCCGGAACAAAAAACATATATCAAAAATGAAAATTTGGATGGTTTATGTTTTGGGTTGACATTGGGATTCATGACACACATCACATTGAAATATTTTTTCGGTTCATTTCATGATTGGGTTGAATTTATAAATGAATTGAAAATCGAATTAAAATCGTAATTTATGAAATGAAAAATACATTTATAATTTTTGTTTTTATTTTTATTTCCGGATGTGTGACCAAAAAAAAATGTCGTGAACGATTTCCGTTGTTTCAACAAATCGAAACCGTTTATCGCGACACACAAATCGTCACACAATCCAAATCGTTCGACACAATCGTTCAATTCAATTCGCGCGACACAATATTCATTCGCGATATTAAAACGCGAATTGAAACGAAATTGGTTCGTGTTAACGATTCAATTTTTGTGGACACAAAATGTCCATCGGACACAATCCGGATTGAAAAAATAATTCAAACAATAACCAAAACGGAAAATGATTCCGACAAATTCAAATGGATTGATTATTTAATTTTCGTTTTGTTGTTTTTTTTGATTGGAATGGTTTTATTTTTACAAATCAAAAATAAATGATATGACGCCGGAGGAATTAGCGTTCAAAATTTCAAAATTGGGATTTGACATTTCACGAAAAAAAACCGATTATTTGATCCAAGGGGGGAAATTGTTGGAGGGCAACATGAAACAACGGATTTTCAATGATGGCAAAGCGACAAACGGTTCACGGATTGGAAAATACAAATCAAAAAAATGGATTAAAACACGAACCGGATTGGGGTTCCAAACGGGATTTGTTGATTTACAATTCACCGGCGATTTGATTGGTTCAATCACGGTTGTGGAGGATGGCGGTGACGTTTATTTGGCAATAATTAACGACAATGATTTCACCAAAGCGAAAGGCAATGAAGATAGACGAAAAAAAACTATTTTTGAACCGTCAAAATCGGAACGAATCGAAACCGAAATTTATATTTCGGAATTGATTGAAATTGATTTTGACCGATTAATTGCAAATTTATGACCAACGACCAAATTCAAATCATTGTTGATTCAATCAAATCAAACGTTCCGGAAATGAAATCCGCCGTTTATTTGGCAAAAATTGACGATGATGGACGCGTTTTGAAACGTGATTTGAATCAAAATGAATATGTGTTCGCCGGAATCCATGACCGTGATGATGGATATTTTTATATCCGATTAAGGAATGACGGGAAAATTCAATTTTCCGAAACATCGACATCGAAAAAATTCGCGGCCATTCAAAATTTTTATAAAATCCGTTACAATTTGCGCGTGGTTGCATGTTTGCGAAATTCCGATCCGGTTTGTTTGGAGGAAAAAATACGATTTGCAATCATGAACGCCGGATTGATTTCGAATTCAACATTCGCCAATGTATCAATTGAACCAATTGAATCAACCATCGATCCAATGGCGGTTGTTCGTGATGAATCGCCAAATGGCGTTGTGAAACCATTCGATAAAAATTTGACGTTCATTGCGTTTGATTTTGATTTGATTGGTGACCGTGACATGGCGTTGGAATATTATTGTTTGAATCCATGTTCAACACCGTCGTGTTGATATTATATAAACTTAAAAAACTAAAAATATGAATTGCGGTTGTATAAAACATTTAGGTTGTTACGCGCCAAATGAAATGATTAATTTCGGATTGTTGGCCCCATATTCGGGCGAATACTTTTTCGAAATATTTTCAAACACGGGATTTTCAACAATGATTGTCAATTTTTCGGCAACGGAAACAATCCAAATTCCATTCACATTCAATGAAAATTCAACGACGTTGATAAAAGTTCGTTTCGATTTGACATTTGCCGCCGGTGGATGTTTTTATTTGACATCATCGGATGGCGCGTGTTCATTTGAGGTGACCGGAATTGTCCCATCATGTTAATTTTAAAAAAATGAAAAAAGCAAAAAAACCAATTGAAAACACAATTTTGTTGATTATCGGGGCCATGTTCGGTTTCGCGGCGGCGACATTTTTCGCAACCATCAACACGAATTCAACGATTGTTTGGATCACGGCGATGGCAACATTCACCATGGCCATTTCATTGTTCATCGATTTCATAATTCAACCGGAACAAATATTCGGATTTTATGGTCGATTTTTGGAAAAATGGGTGAAACACGAACGAAATCCATTGAAGGTTTTGTACAAACCATTGGGTGGTTGTTTATATTGTATGAACATTTGGGTGGCGTTGGCCGTATTTATTGCGACCAAAACATCCATTCCAATTTCATGGGTTTGGTTCATTCCAATGGCGGCGTTGTCACATGTTATGTTGGCAATAATGGAACGTAAAGTGAACGCATAATTTTATATATTTGAGGGATTTGATTTTTGCGATAAAACCATTCATGGTTGAAAACGCGTGGCATTTGTCACGCGTTTTTTTTTGTGTTCATTTTCAGCGATTTACATAAACAAAACAAAATAATTCGAAAAATAATTCAATCAAATGTTGTTGGTATCAAAAATGTTTTTACATTTGTCGAATCAAATCAATCACTAAAAACTTAAAATCATGGTACACGCAATCAAATTATCAAACGAACAAGTTAAAAACGATTCTATTCGCGAATACAATCCAAGGGAATGGGACAAAGTTGTCAATCGTTATTCTCAATTTTCAAATGTTGAATTTTTCAAAGTTGAAAAAAATGATGTTTATGGATATGACCGTTTTTTCGTAAAATACGAATTGACCGATGGAATGATTTATTTCAATTCATTGTCTTATTCATCATCATTGACAAACGGAGGATTTCAAACAATTTGTATTTCAACATTCGATGTTCAAAAATTGGAAATGTTGCCGGAAAATGT